TTTCCTGGATTAACTGCACAAGCATTGCAACGTTCTTTTATTCGTGCTGTGGAACGTGCCAACATTGCAGACCTTCATTTTAACGACCTCAGACACGAGGCAATATTCCGAATGAAGAACCGCCATACTTTTGAGGAAGTTAAAAGCATTTCTGGCCTGGGTCATAGGTCCTTGGAACGCTACTACGGGAACGCCACGCCCTGACATTGGACGCTCTCCACGAACCTTTAAAATCAATGGGTTACGAGCCACATTTCACGATATAAAATACTACCCCGTATAGGAGAGGAGAGACCTTTCCCGCGTGGTAGCGTTGCCCGACGAACGCCCCGGCAAGTTCCAGGCTTGCCCTATTAATTCCTCAATCCCTCTAATGATTAGTTCCTACGGTATATCTATCCGAGGAGCGAAGCGACGAGGAGATTTAATCTACCTTTAATACTATAGGAGTTTATATGTCTAATAACTCCCGTATTACTGGTAGTGCTGGCGTAGCCCAGCGTAAGCGTATTAGACAAAGAGATAACTATACTTGCTGTATGTGCAAACGTGCAGTACGTATAGGCGAGGTAGACCATAAGACACCGTTAGAACATGGTGGTACTAATGATGATAGTAACCTATGGTTGCTCTGTAATCCATGCCATAAGGTTAAAACAGCTAAAGATAGAGGTTATATCTTAAAGACTGCTATTGCTGTGGATGGTACTCCTACAGCTAATCACCATCATTGGAACAGGTAGTAATACTATGGTCCTCTGTAGAACTTATTTCGATTAGACCCAAGTAATTCTGAATTTAGGAATTATAAAGTATAGAAAATTTATACGAGAAGGGTTCTGGGAAAGCAGGTAATCCGGCATGGATATTGCCAATAGCCTATACCTAATGCAATCTCACGTTCATAGCAGCATAATGCACATACATGGTGCAAAAAGTGCTATCTAAGGGTATACCCTATGCTATGGACGGGGGTATGTCATAAATTCGGTCAATCGATCGGCAGACACCGACTGGTCCCACGCAAAATAACGCTAAGTCCAAATAATCCTTAGGAATCGCAGCAACAACCCAAGGGTTACAGGGATTCGCCTCAAATCGGGAGAAACTTGGGTTATATCGATAACCGCGAGCAAGACGCACTACAGCGCGTACTTGACGCAGAGGAAAGGCTTAAGCGTCTAGACGGGACAGGGGCTAGGCTCGATACTGAAGAACGCATGATAGCCGCAGAGAATGAATTAGACCTCGTTCAATCCGCTAAGCGTTCGTTACTGCCCAGTTACTTGGGTAAGTTCATCAAGTGTACCGCATGCAACCGACCATTCCACGACGAGGGTAGTTATCTGGCCCACTGGGAGAGTAACCGGGGTCGTATAGGCTGCATCTTTACAGAGTCTATCCTGACTCAAAAAGGATTTGTAGTGGACGAGCATTTAGGCACGCCCTACTCCCTTTACGTCCTACGCCATCCTAGGCACCAAACAAAGTAAATCCGTTGTGCGCGCATGCGTACACGCGTAGCCCAATATTAGGAGTACACAATAACTATGGCTCGTAAGCGCTCCGATAGCACGACGCAAGCAGTAGTATCGACGCAAGCAGCTATCTCCGGTCCTATTAAACCTCCGGCCCATATCCACCTTAGGGATAGAGATTGGCCTTTCTGGGAGGCTATCGTGTTGGCCCGTGCGGCTGATACGTGGAATCCGGCTGATTTGGCGTTAGCTGCGAATCTGGCCCGCTGCCAAGCGGACATTGATCGGTTGCAAGGTGAGATAGACGCGGAAGGCGATGTACTAAAGAACGCCAAAGGTACGCCGGTCGTAAATCCCAAGCATGCGCTTATGGAGACATTCAGCCGTCGCGCTGTGGCCCTCTCCCGCGCTATCCACGTCCACGCAGAAGCCACGCAGGGCCGTTCCCGCGATGCCGGCAATAAGCTGGGTACTGAGAAGGGCCAGCGGGCCGCTGTAGAGGCTGCTATGGCCTCCGACGAGTCCAGTTTGATTCCCGGCCTAGGCGCTACGCTCCAGTGAAGGTACGGGAGCAAGTAAGCCCCGGACCCCTTAAGCAGACAATCCCCCAGACACGGGGCCAGCGGGTTATTGCCTTCTGTGAGCGCTTCTTACGCGTTCCAGAGGGTGCCCTGGTCGGACAGCCAATACGGTTTGAGGAGTTCCAGCGGGAATTTATCCTCTCGATCTACGATAACCCCCATGGGACGCGCAGGGCAATCCTGAGTATCGCCCGTAAAAACGGCAAATCGGCAGTTATCGCCTGTATCCTCCTTGCGCACCTGATTGGGCCAGAGGCTAGGCTTAACTCCCAGATTGTCTCTGGCGCTATGTCACGGGACCAGGCGGCGCTAGTGTTCAACCTGGCCGCAAAGATGGTGCAATTGTCGCCAGAGATTAGCCCTCTTATCCGGATTAACCCCTCCGGCAAGAAGCTAATAGGTCTGCCGCTCAACGTCGAATACAAGGCCCTGTCCGCAGAAGCCAAGACCACACACGGGTTATCCCCGGTCCTAGCTATTCTGGACGAGATTGGGCAGATACGCGGCCCACAAGACGACTTTATCGACGCGGTTACGACCTCTCAAGGTGCGCACGCGGAGCCCCTGCTAATCGCTATCAGTACTCAGGCGGCCACGGATGCAGATTTGCTCTCCGTCTGGATTGACGACGCGATTAAGAGCAACGACCCACACATGGTGTGCAGGTTGTACGCAGCAGACCCAGACGCGGAGCTAATGGACGCCACGGGGTGGGCTAAGGCTAACCCGGCTCTTGGTGTGTTCCGCTCGTTAAAGGACGTAGAGGAGCAAGCGAAGCAGGCAGTTCGTATGCCCTCCATGGAAAACACGTTCCGTAACCTGATTCTAAATCAGCGGGTCTCCACGGTATCCCCGTTCGTCTCCCGCGACGTTTGGAAGTCTAACGAGGGAACGCCCTGCTTCGATCCCGGTACGCAAGTTTTCGGCGGCCTTGACCTATCGGCCCGCACCGACCTAACGGCGTTCGTCCTCATTGGCAAGAAGGACGGCAAATGGCATGCGCTCTCATTCTTCTGGACTCCTTTAGAGGGTCTTACGGATAGAGCGAAGCGGGACCGCGCGCCTTATGACGTGTGGGTAGACCAAGGTTACTTACGCACTACTCCCGGTCGTACCGTGGACTATGAGTACGTGGCCCGCGACATTGCGGAGATTTGCGAGGACTACCGGGTGCACAGCATAGCGTACGACCGGTGGCGTATCGATCTGCTTAAGAAAGAATTTAGCGATATCGGTATCGACGCGGATACGTCCTGCAAGGAAGGCGGAAAGCTCCCGCTGGTGGCGCACGGCCAAGGCTACAAGGACTTCTCTCCGGCACTAGACGCGCTGGAATCGGAACTGGTCAACGGGCGCGTAGTGCATGACGGTAACCCCGTCCTAACTATGTGTGCGGCCAACGCCGTGGTTCAAAAAGACCCCAGCGGTAATCGCAAGCTCGACAAGGCTAAGGCTACCGGTCGTATCGACGGCTTAGTAGCTATGGCTATGGCGTTTGGAGCAACTGTGCTGGCTGCTAGCGATGTTGAGCCGGAGCGAACCTATCAATTCTTTGTCTTGTAAAACTTAGGAGTACATGCAAACAAAAGCCTTTTCGGCAATCACTATCAAAGCACTCCGAGAGGACGAGCGAGAGATTGAGGGGATTGCCAGCACTCCGGCTCTGGACCGGGTTAAAGACATTGTAGAGCCTCTGGGCCTCACGTTCGCCACTGACGCACCCCTACTCCTCAATCACGACCACTCACAGCCCGTAGGAACCGTGCAATTCGGTGCGCCTACTGCTAAGGGTCTGCCGTTCGTCGCAAAGATTGCCCAGGTAGACGAACCGGGCGTAGTGAAGGACCGCACAGACGAGGCGTGGCACAGCGTCAAAAGCAAGCTAATCAAGGGCGTCTCCATCGGGTTTATCCCGGAGGAGTACGAGCCTATGGGCGACGGTAAGGGCCTCCGCTTCACTAAAGCAAGCGTGCATGAGCTTTCGCTGGTCGCTATCCCGTGCAATCCCGAAGCGGTCATTACCGCATTCAAGAGTTTAGAACTCGCTGAGGCTGCACTAGCAGCCGAAGTACCGGGCGAAAAACCCGAAAACACGCCAGAGGCAAACACCGAAGGCGTAGCGGACCCGTCCGCGCCCCTCTCTGCAACTCCCGAAGCTAAAGCGGCGCAAAAGGTCGCGCTAAAGCCTTTCTTTTATCCTAAATACTAAGGACACCGTATGACTCTGGCAGAACAAATCAAGGCACTCCAAAAGAAAATGGCAGACGCGCAAGAAAAGCGCGATGCAATCGTGGTTAAGTCGGCAACGGAAGGCGTAGCCCTCACCGACGAGCAGATTACCGAAATCAACGGCATTAACGACGCGCTAGCAGCGGACGAAAAGCAACTGGGTTTCCTGGTCGCTACTGAAAAGTCGATGGCGGCCCGTGCTGTGGCAGTCAATAAGGGCTTGGAAGTTCCCGCCGGTGCGGCTATCACGGTGGAACGCAACGCCCCGAAGGGTTCGGCCTTTACGCGTACGGCAATGGTGCTCGCAAAAGCTAAGGGTAACCTGGCCGTTGCGCAGTCGCTCGCAGAAGTGCACTACAAAGATGATCCGCTGGTTACGGGCATCGTTAAGGCTGCTGTGGCCGCAGGCTCTACGCAAGTGTCGGCGTGGGCCGGTAACTTGGTGTACCCGCAAGAGTACGCGGGAGACTTCGTGGAACTTCTGTACCCGGAGACCGTGGTAGGCCGTCTCAACCTGCGCAAGGTTCCGTTTAACGTGACTATCGCAGGACAGACTAGCGGCGCTACGGTGGGCTGGGTCGGTGAAGGTAAGGCTAAGCCGGTTACCTCGGCAGGTTTCAACCGTGTTTTCCTCGAATGGTGCAAGGTCGGTGCGCTGTCGGTTATGTCGGACGAACTTATCCGGTTCTCTAACCCGGCTGCGGAAGCACTGGTACAAGCGGACCTGATTCGCGCAACGGCACAAGGCATCGATACCACTTTCCTGGGTACGTCCGCTGCTGTCGCCAATATCTCGCCCGCTGGCCTGCTGAATGGCGTTACTGCTGTTCCGGCTACCGGCGCGGACTACGAAAGCGTGCGTAAGGACGTTCGTTCGCTGCTGGCCCCGTTCATCGCGGCTAACTATCCGATGCAATCGGCCGTGCTGGTTATGTCGCCTGCCCGTGCGCTGGCTATCGGCTCCATGCTCACGCCGCTGGGTGTCCTCGCCTTCCCGAATCTGGGTATGGACGGCGGTACGCTCATGGGTATCAAGGTTATCACCTCCAACAACGTTGCTGGTGACGTAATCGACTTGTTTATCCAGTCGGAAATCTTCCTTTCGGAGGATGCTGGTCCGCAAATCGATATCAGCACGGAAGCTAGCATTGTCATGGACAGCGCTCCGGACTCGGCATCGAGCACGCCTATCAGCATGTTCCAAAATAGCATGGTAGCTATCCGCGTTGGTCAGTTCATCAACTGGCAGAAACGCCGCACGCTGGCATCTGGCCAAATCTCTGGTGTCACCTACGGCGACTAAGCCTAGCGCCCCGCTTCGCGGCGGGGCATTACTAAGGATTCCATATGGCATTTAGACCACGGGACATTCTCCCGTTGTATCAGGCGGTCAAATCCGGCTTGATCGTACTCCAGTTCAAGGGCTCCGCGCCTGCTGTAGGCGTTGGCGTTAATGGCTCTATCGCTATCGATTCGATGGACGGAAAGCGTTACGTCAAGGCCGCAGGGGCCTGGACTGCCTCACCTCTTTAACTAATAGCTCGGAGGGCTTATGCCTCGAACAGTAACGGTACAAGCCCTGCGGGATATTCGTTTCTCGCCGCCGCTGGCGGAGGGGGATCGTAGGGAATTTAACCCACAAGAAGCGCGCTTACTAGTCGCCTTGGGGTGGGTAAAGATTGTAAATAAACCGGGCCGTCCTCGGACCAAGGAGAGCGAATGAGGCTTTTTGGCTGGGACGTAACCAAAGCAGTTAAAAACCGCCTTGCCGCTGCTATTGGCGCGGTTGCGGTAGGAGCCCCCGGCTCTGGCGGCTACGTGAAAGAACCTTTTACGGGCGCGTGGCAAAAGAACCAGTCTCTTACTACCAGAGACGGGATGCTGGCTAGCTCCGCTGTATTCGCGTGTGTTGACCTTATCTCCACTGACGTTGCGAAGCTCCGCGTTAAGTACGTGAAGCTACAGGATAGCGTGTGGCTTGAGTCCAGCGCTCCTCGATTTACCAGCGTACTGCGTAAGCCGAACGCATACCAGACGCGGGACCAATTCTTTAAAGCCTGGCTAGCTAGCAAACTCACACAAGGTAACGCCTACATACTGCTGGGCAGGAACAGTACGGGTGCTGTCGTCTCTATGGACGTGCTTAACCCTAAGTACGTGGTCCCGCTGGTTGCTCCGGATGGCTCGGTGTTCTATCAAATCACCATGTCTCCGCTTCAGGTGTCCCCTTTGGAATCCTGGGTAGTCCCTGCGCGGGACATTATCCACGACCGGGGTATCTGTTCTTGGCACCCGTTGGTAGGCATGACTCCTGTAGCCGCTTGCACTGCCTCCGCTGTACTAGCTAACAGCATTACCACCAACTCCGCTGCGTTCTTCTCTAACGCTGCGCGTCCTTCCGGTTTCCTCAGCGCTCCAGGCGCAATTAGCCAAGACACGGCAGATCGCCTTAAGCAGCAAATCGAGCAAGGCTACTCAGGTGGCGCGGCGGGTAAGACTTTGGTGGGTGGCGACGGTTTGACTTACTCCGCCATGACAATGACAGGTTCGGATGCCCAGACTATTGAGCAACTGCAATGGACCGCTCAAGACGTGGCGCGCTGCTTCCATGTTCCCGGCCATAAGATTGGATTGGACTCCGGTAGCCGTACCGCCAACACGTCTGCAATCTATGAGTCTATGTACTACTCGGACTGTCTCCAAGGCTACCTTGAGTCAATCGAGAACCTGCTAGACGACGCCTTTGGAGTACCGGACGGTGCAGGGTTTGAGTTTGACACTACCGGTCTCATGCGTATGGATGAAACAGCGCGCCACGCAGCAAACGCGCAGGCCGTTGGTGCGGGTTACATGAAGCCTAACGAGGCTCGCGCTTCGGTCGGGCTACCTCCGGTTGAAGGCGGCGATACGCCTTATCTGCAAGCCCAGTGGGTCCCGCTGTCTATGATTAAAGACCGCGTAGTAGCGGGTGCAGGCGGGACTACCACACCAGCGGGCGAGAGTATCCAGCCTTCCGGCTCGGACACGCCAGATAGTCCACAAAGCGACGACTCTACGGGAGGCTCCGACAATGAGCAATGACCTAGTTACGCTCGACCAAGCTAAGGCTCAACTCCGCTTGGATGATAGTTACTCGGACACGGAGCTGGAGGGGATGATTACGGCGGCTAGCGCTATCGTGGTCGGATACCTTAAGACCGACACCGCCGCCGCGTGGACTATCGACACCGTACCGGCCTACGTTCAAACGGCGGTTCTTATGGTCCTCTCCACGCTATACCAAGACCGTGAGGGCGTAACCGATCCTATCGGGGTAGCCGTTAAGTCCATCCTGTGGCGGGACCGCGATCCCGCGCTAGCTTGATACGACAGGAACGCTCCAGAGGGCTCCCAGCGGGCTCTCTGAATACACGGGTATCACTCCAGCGGAAAACCTCCGGCAAGGACGCCTTGGGCCAGCCTATCGAAGTCTGGACGCAATACGCGTTGGTGTGGGGCGCAGTCCTCCAGCTTACGGGCCGCGAAAAGGTCGCAGGAGGTACGCAGGTAGACACTGGCACGGCCAGTATTCGCGTCCGCTACCGAACCGATATAAACAACGGAGACCGTGCTGTAGCCCAAGGTGTGATTTTTAATATCGCGTCTGTGCTGCCTAACGTCGCTTACCGCGAATACACAGACCTTGCATGTACGGAAAACGCTAATGACGGTTGAGGCAATTGTATATGCCGCGCTGTCCGCCCTCGCCTCCGGTCAAGTATTCCCCGATGTAGCCCAAGCCAAGACTCCCGCGCCCTGGATCACGTACCAGGCCGTGGGTGGAGAGGCGTATCCCACCGTGGACGGCGCAACGCCTGGCCTACGCAACGCACGCGTGCAGGTAACGGTTTGGGCTAAGACCCGTGCACAGGCGGCGGACCTAATGGAACAGGCGTTCCAAGCGCTAGCTAACCCAGCAGTTAAGGCCGTGCCAATTGGTGCGCCTGTTAGCACCTTCGAAGCGGACACGCTGCTATACGGCTCGTCCCTAGATTTTTCACTCAATTATTCAGGATAACGAATGACTTCAACCGCACAATCGGCACAGGGTACGGTAATTGAAATTGATACCGGCACGTCCGGTACGCCTACGCTGGTCCCTATTGTCAACGTCTCGGAAGTTAGCGGCTTTGACGGTAAGGCTACGGAAATTGATACCACCACGCTTAGCTCTACTGCTAAAGAGCGTGTGCTTGGCTTGCAGGACTGGGGTACGGTGACACTCACGACCCAGATTAACCTCAAAGAACCTAGCCACTCCGCGTTGCTCGCTGCAAAGAAAGCGGGTACGCCTAAGTCCTTCACTGTAACTCTGTCGGACGGTTCCAAGATTGCCTTTCAAGCGTTCGTTGCAGCCTTCCCGCTCTCTGCCAAAGTGGATGCGGTGTACACGGGCAGTATCGCGCTTACGATCACTGGCGATATCACGGTTACCGTTGGTACGTAATGAGGAATGGCTGGAAGCGCTCGTAGAGGGCGCTATGGCCGAAGTCCAGCGTAACGCCGTACCAATAATCAAATCCCTTATTTCGGCGGCTCAAGACAGCCGCCCTCCTGTCTGCACCTTTGATGAAGGCTGCGAATCCTGTCAATAGGACCTCAATGAATAAAGAACAACTCTTTGCAGCACTGGCCGCAGAAGTAAAAGAAATCGAAGTGAAGGCGCTTAATACTATGGTTCGCTTCAAGGTCATGTCAGGCGTAGAGCGCGACGCATTCCACACGGCAATTGCCGCTGGTGACAAATCCGCTAGCCACTTCGAAGCATCCATTGTGGCCTCGTCTGTCGTGGACGCAGATAACCAACCGGTATTCACGGTAGCGGACGTTGACGCACTCCGCACGAGCAGCGCACCCGCTCTTGCTGCGTTGGCTAAAGTCGCCATGCAGGTTAATAAGATCGGCGTGGAAGCAGAGGCAGAAGCAGCAAAAAACTAAAGGCCAGCCCGGAACGCTTCATGTGGTTCCGGCTGGCTAAAGAGTTAGGAATGTCCGTTGCCCGCGCACAGACAGAGGTATCTAGTGCGGAGTTTGGTGAGTGGGTGGCCTTCTTCTCCCTGGAGCCTTTCGGGGACCGCATGGCAGACCTGCGCGCGGGAGTTATTGCAAGCACCGTTGCCAACGTCAATCGCGGAAAGGACACACCTCCTTTTAAGCCGCTCGACCTTATCCCGTGGGTGGAACTTCCCGAAGCAGCTAACGCACCTCCTCCGGAGGCCGTCGCGGCGTCTGTATTCGGTATCAACCTGGCGGAGCTAAAGAAGAATGGCACAAAGCAAATCGTCATTCGTCGTCCAAAACCCGGACGCGTTGACAGCGGTAATTGACCAGGCCGCTAAGGCGGCTACGGAATCGAGCCTTAGACAAGCGGCGGCGGCGGGTATCACTGTCCTGTATCGAGAAATCAAAGTACGGGCTATGCCGCACTACCGTACGGGCGTGCTTGAGGACGGGATCATGGTTACGTACGTCCCGGAGGAGTCTCTGGCAGGCGTAACCGCAACCTACATGGTTACGTTTAGCAAAAACGCATGGTACGCCCGCCTCGTTGAGTACGGCAAATCGGACCAGGCACCTAAGCCGTTCATACGTCCCGCATTCGAAGCTAAGAAGAAGGCAGCGACAGACGCGGCAGCGGCCAAACTACAGGAGGTAATCAACAGTGGCAGGTAACGCTACAAGTGTAAAGCTCACTGCGGACGCCTCCGGGTACACCGTAGAACTCGACAAAGCGCGCAAATCAAACGATGCGCTTATGCGCTCTATCGCGTCTGCTGCGGATACGGTGGCTGCAAAGCATAAGGCTATCGCGGAGGCCGCCGCCTCCGGTTCTGGTGCGTCTGTGAAGGCAATTATCAATCAGGTCAACTCCATGGCCTACCTCGCCGCAACGGCAGGTAAGACCAAGGAGCAATTGGCCCAGCTTCGTGCGGAAGCTCTGGGCATTGGTAGCGCCACCACGGGGTACGCGGCGGAGATTGCTAAGGCGTCAGAGCATACCCACGAGTTCGGCATTAAGACTTCTGCCACGCGGCGGGAGTTACTGGTACTAGGCCACGAACTTTCACAGGGCAACTATACCCGGTTCGCTGGCTCTATGATGGTCCTGGGCGAGACGATGGACGTACTACGTTACGTTCTGTCACCTGTGGGCCTCGCATTTGCAGCAGTAGCAGGAACCGCGTATGCGTTCCTTAGGACCATGCACGATGGTTATGCGGAAATTGAGGCTTTTAACAAGGCTATCACCGCTACTAGTGGTTTCGTCGGACTGTCTGCCGCACAGATGGCGGAAATGTCCAACGGTCTACAGACGGGCTCCGCTAACCTAAAGAGCGTCCGCACTGCTATGGCAGAGGTCGCAGCTACAGGCGCCTTTACCGCCGATAACCTTTCCCTAGCCACCCAAGCCGCTATTGCTATGTCGTCGGACATTGGCATAGGCACGGATAAGGCGGCGGAGTCGCTGGCAAAGATTCAAGAGGACGTGCTTAAGTGGGTTGCCGACTACCAACGGGCGCACCACACCTTTAGCGCGGCCCAAGTAGAAGAAATTGATAACTTCGTAAAGCTGGGCGACACCGCAGGCGCTACTAAGGCGATTATGCAGGACCTCGCCAAATCGCACGCTGCTGTAGAAGCAGACGCTAACGCTCATATGGGTGTGGTGGTCGATTGGTGGCACCAGTTAGAGTACTCGGTTACGCGCGTCAAGAACGCGATAATGAACATCGGTGTTCCTGACACCCTCGATAAGCAGGTAGGAGACCAGTACGCCAAGGTAGAGGCCGCACAGCGAAACTACGATCGTTCAAAAGGCGGTTCCCAGTTCAGCGTAGACCAGGCTAAGCAGGCGCTAGACGTAGAGGTACAAAAGCTAAACGTCCTCCGTGAGCAGCAAGGCGTAGTGAATAAGGCCCAGCGGCAGCGGGAGCAGGACGCCAAGAGCGGCGACGCTAAGGTAGCCGTAAATAGCTACTTGAGTTCTGACAAGTACGCCAACCCCGCCCAGAAGCACACCAACGAGCTACAGGCGGAAAACGAGTCATTCAAGAAGGCTACAGACGGCCTCAATAAAAACTCCGCTGATTATCAAGCCGCGCTAAAACGCCACTACGATAACGTGGCGCAAATCAATTCCGAGTACGCGAAGAAAACCAAGGTACGGGGTAACTCGGAAGCCTACCACGGCCAGTTAGCGCAAATGACCGCCGCTAACCAGCTTATAGAGGCAGAGGAGAAGCGACGGGAGACGCAACTTAAGGCGCAACGGGACGCGGGTCTAATCGACTCGGAAACCTACCTTAAGCAATTGGCCGCCTTGCAAGAGAAGGCGCTAGACCAAGAGATTGCTAACGCCCAGAAGCGTGTAGATATTGCTCGTGCCAAGCCGGAATCCGCCGCGTACCAAGAAGCCCTTAAGGACCTGCAAAAACTGCAAGGCCAAAGAGCGGATACGGAGAGAAACCTAACCGATTCGCTAACCAAGCTCCAAGCCCAGCGCGCGGCCAGTATCCAAAAATACGGGCAGCAGCAAGCATTCTCTTTGGGTAAGCAGACTGCGGGATACGCGGACGTAGATAACACCCGGTACTCTACAAGCCTAATGAAGGCGGAGTACGACGCCCGCGCGCAAATTGTAGAGCAGTACAACCAGCAGGTAACGGCCCTCAAAGAGCAGTACGACAGTCCCACCGCAGACCAAGCAGAGTACCGGGCTAAGCTCGCTCTTGCTAACTCCTACTTTGACCTCCGGCTATCAGCATTGCAGGAGAGCTTAAGCAGGGAGCAGCAGGTACGGGAAAGTTACTCCGATCAAATGCATTTAGCGTTAGTTAAGCTGGGCGGCGACGGACAGACTTACGCGCAGATGGCCTCCACGGCATTTACCACCGCGTGGCAGGACTCCTCAAACGCACTAGACGAATTCCTAACCACGGGTAAGGGGAACTTCGAAACCTTCACCGCAGGCATTCTTTCGGACCTCGCAAAGATCGCCCTCCACCAGGCGGAAATGCAACTGTTCCAGTATGGGGCGTCCTTCTTCAACACGGGCGGCCCTGTGGGGCATTACGCAGACGGAGGGGCCATTGCTGGCTCTGGTACGGGTACGTCAGATTCGATACCGGCCATGCTGTCCAATGGTGAGTACGTAATCAATGCGGCCTCAACCAAGAAGTACCGCAGTCTCCTGGACAGTATCAATCACGGACGTATGTCGCATTTCGCTACAGGCGGCCCCGTGGGCGGAGGTACAGACGGTGGGTCTGCTGGTGGTAGCCCTATCAGCGTAACCGTGCATAACAACGGTGGCGGCGGGCTCACAGAGCAAGACGCTAAGGACATGCACGCATTAATCCAGGCGTTTGTAGATAAGCGTATGGACCAACGTATGCGCGGACAGGGTGGCTACGCCTACCAGCAAAAGTACGGCTTGATTTAATAGGAGTACGAATGACAACCCAAGTATTTACGTGGTCTCCGCTCGTAGAGCCTACAGGGCAAACCAAGTTTGTTACGCGGGTTGCTCAATTCGGAGACGGTTATAGCCAGTCTGTACCGGATGGCCTTAATAACAAGAAGGCTACATGGCCCCTAACCTTTGTGGGCTCCTCTGCTGAGGTCCAGCCTATTAACGACTTTCTAGACGCTCTGCGCGGGTCCACGTCCTTTTACTGGACCCCTCCGCTTAGTACGCAACGTTTATTCAGGTGTGCAGACTACTCGCTTAAGCCTATGGGTGGCGATATGTACACGCTCAGCGCAAATTTTGAGGAGGTGTTTAGCCCTTGACTGCATTAGTAACGATTAACCAAGGTACGGCCCCGGCTGGCTCGGACGGTGATACAGTCCGCTCCGCCTTCTCGAAAGTAAACGCCAACGTAGTTGTACTCCAGACTCAAGCGGCCCTTACCTCCGCTACCGGCATTACCACAGCCCAAGCACTTACCGTAGCTCATGTAGGCAAGCGCGTAAATATCAGCCTTGCTACGGCTGGCGTAATCAACCTCCCTGCCGCGTCTACCTGTACGGCGGATAGCGTAATCCTCCTCCGCAACATCGGTACTACCGTGGTAACGCTGGCGATTACTACCGGCTCCGGTGACACCGTAGCACTATCGAAGCTGAACCCAGGCGAATCCGTCTTAATGGACACGGACGGCGCGCACGCGTGGAATGTGCTCACGCGAGGTCGCTCAAATTCCGACAATGAGATTGTTATTGGTAACTGCACGGTAAACGGAAATGAGACCGTGGGCGGTACGTTGGCCGTGGCGGGTAATACGACCACAAACGGCGTCCTAAGCGCGGCACCAACCACGGGAGATGGTGCGGTAGTCATTTCGCGCGCTGCGGGTAACTACGGTTTTCTACGGCTACAGACGGCGGGCGTAAATCGTTGGAACCTGCAAGTTAATAACGAGGCGGAGTCAGGTTCTAACGCAGGCTCGTCACTGTCGCTATATGCGATAGGAGACACGGGTACGTCCTTAGGCTCCGTGTTCAACGTTCTCCGTGCTACCCAAGTTGTCGCCTTTACTCAGCGTCCAACGTTCGCGGGTAAAACACCGTGGGATAACGGTAACCTTGTGAATCCCGCAACACTGGACACCGCGCAAACATTCACCGCCGCCAAGACGTTTGCGGCAACCACTCTGTGCAACGGTCAAGTAACCGTAGCGGCCAATAGCGGGGGTAGCTACACCGCGTCAACAATTAACCTGAGTTCCCCCAATGTTCCGGGCTTCGGTTTTAACGCTGGTGGATTCGGCGCAACACTTGCATATGCGGGTGGGTCTCCGGGTGCCTTTCAGTTTATGGACTTTCAGCGGTCCAGCTATTACCCGATTGTTTGCTCAACGCTAACGCAGGCGTCGGACGTTGCGCTAAAGACCGATGTAGCCCCGCAAACAAAGATATTAGAAAAGCTGCGCGGGAAGCGAACTGTTACTTACGCCCTCAAAGCGGACCCAAGTAGAACGCGACACATAGGGGTTATTGCGCAAGAGTGGCAAGCGGACTTCCCGGAGTTGGTTGTAGGTACGTGTGCTGATATTGACGAGGACGGCGATTTTATTGCGCACCAATACGACTCGGACGGTAACGAGATTTACGGACCTAACGGCAAACCGGAATCCCGCGAGGCATTAGGCTTCAATTACGCCAACGCCTCAGCCGTGGCCCTACAGGCTGTTATCGAGCTACAGGAAAAGTTAGAGTCAGCGCTAGCCCGTATTGCTGAACTGGAGGGCAAATGAGTATCACCTCTGACGTACAGCAACTAGAACCCGGCGCACTTGTCGAGCTTTACGAATTGGACTCCTCAGTAATGGGCGGGGACGTGTTGAGGTTCCACGCGCACCTACAGGCCGGTCCTATCGTTTGGCAAGGCGTGGAGTACGCAGCATGGCCGATTATGGCCCAAGGCTTTGAGCGTGTCGGCGGGGCGTCTCAACCGTCGCCTACTCTCACCGTGGCTAACCTGGATGGCTCTATTTCCGCTCTATGTATTCTCCTCGGTGACCTCGTAGGCGCAAAGGTGAAGCGGCACCGCACACTAGCTAAATACCTGGACGGTCAACCCACGGCGGACCCCACGGCGGAAATGCCGGTAGAGCTTTGGCTTATCGAGCAAAAGACGGCAGAGACTAACCTAAACGTTGAGTTTACGCTGTCGTCCGTGCTGGACTTCTCCGGTAGGCAACTTCCTAACCGGCAAGTAGTCGCTACGTTATGTCCTCAGGAGTGGGCTTACCGTGGTCCTATCTGCGGCTATACGGGAACCGCGTACTTTGACGCTAACAACAATCCGGTTAGCGACCCCGCGCAGGACGTTTGCGGACGTAGGCTGTCTAGCTGTAAGTGTCGATTCGGTGCGGACAGTCCTTTACCATTCGGCGGGTATCCGGCTGCGGGTACGGCGGGTACGCTGTGATAGCGGCCTCTCTCCGGGAGGCTATCGCCCGCCATGCTTTGGAGTCCTATCCTAACGAGTGCTGCGGGCTGGTGGTCAACGGTAGCTACTTCCCTTGCCGCAACACCTCCGCCACACCAACGGAAGGTTTCAATCTCGACCCGGCCGACTACACAGCGGCGGAGACGTTCGGGACCATTACCGCCCTCGTCCACTCACACCCAGGCGCTAGCGCTAAGCCCTCTCAGCACGACTTAACCGTATGCGAGGAGGCCGGTATCCCATTGTGGGTAATTGTCTCTCTGGGCGCACAGGCGGACGGCTCTATAGCTATTGATGACTGGCAGGAGTTTAGCCCTAGCGGGTACTCCGCCCCTCTCGTTGGCTGTGAGTTCTCGCACGGTACTAACGATTGCTACGGCCTTATCCGCCGCTGGTACTGGCAAACCCACGGAATAGACCTACCGGACTTCCCGCGCTCCTCGGAATGGTGGGATGACGGACATAGCGATTTGTACACGGAGGGTTTTCCTAAGGCGGGCTTTACGGCCATGCCTAACGGTACGGAGCCGGAGGTGGGAGACGTAATCCTCATGCGTGTCCGCTCTCGCAATAACGTCCCAAATCACGCAGCCGTCTATGTGGGTAACGGTCAAATTTTGCACCACTGCTACGGACAGCTATCTAGGCACGATTCGCTAGGTAGGTACTCCGCATACGTAACGCACACGCTTAGACATAAGGAGGCGCACACATGGACCAAGTAAGAACAGTACGCCTATACGGAAAGCTAGGCGCTAAGTTTGGGCGAGAGCATCGTTACGTGTTGTCGTCCCCTCGGGATGCATTGCGCGCCCTTATTGCGATGGTTCCCGGCTTTGAGCGTGAGCTTATGACGAGCCGCGAACGGGGTATTGAGTACGCAGTACTCGTAGGTAACCGGAACATCGGAGAGAACCAGCTAACTCACCCTAGCGGCTCGGACGATATTCGTATTGCTCCGATTGTATCGGGCAGCAAAAAGGCGGGGTTATTTCAAACAATCGCAGGCATCGCACTTGTGGTGGTCGGTGCGGTGTCCTCGTACTTCGGGAACCCCTACGGAACCCAAATGATGCTTTTGGGCGCAAGTATGGCACTAGGTGGCATTGCCCAAATGCTCGCCCCGCACTCCTCACCTAACTCCGCAACTCAAACAACGTCCTATGACTTCAGCGGGGCGCAAAACACAACGTATCAGGGCGGTCCAGTCCCGCTCTTGTACGGGCGTATGCGCGTCGGCTCCACGGTCATTAGCGAGGGCTTGCTAGCCCAAGACGGAACGGTACAGCTAGTAGGCGGCAACTACGTAATAACCTCGTAAAGGAGAAACTATGCAAGCACTCAGGGGCGCTAAAGGTGGAGGCAGTTCTACGCCCACACAGGCTAACGACAGCCTCCAAAGCATTACCTACGCGCAGATTATGGACCTTATCAGTATGGGTCCAATCTACGGCCCGCCCTCGGGTGATCCGCAAAGGGACACGTATCTTAATGACGTTCCTATTAAGAACGCGGACGGTAGTTACAACTTCAATGTAGACGCGTTTGCGTTCCGGTTCGGGGACGTAGACCAGACGTACATATCCGGCTTTGACACTTCAGCTAACGAAACGAGTGTCGGCGTAGAACTCAAGAAGGCTACGCCGTGGAGTGTCGTAGTAACTGACGTTACGAAAAATGCGATTATCATTACGCTAGGCGTCCAATCTCTTAGCAGCACTAATCCAAGCACGGGAGACGTAAACGGGTATGAGGTGGCGTACCAAGTGCAACTGTCTGTGGACGGTGGCGCGTACAGCATCGTAGTAGACACGTCCTTTAACGGTAAGTGTTCCAGCTCGTACAATCGTTCGCACCGTATCGCCCTCTCTGGCGCTACGTCGCAATACTCGCTACGCGTGGTTCGCATTACGGACGACACCACTAGCGTTTATATCCAGGACACCACAACCGTAGTTAGCTACTCACTGGTGGTAGATGCAAAGCTCCGGTATCCGTTGAGCGCAATCGCGGCCTTGTCGGTAGACGCTGTGCAGTTCTCCGCAGTTCCTACCCGTTCCTACGATATGAAGGGCCTGTTAGTTAAAGTCCCCTCGAACTACAACCCTAACTTGCGCACCTATACGGGCAATTGGGACGGCTCTTTTGTAACGGCGTGGACGGATAACCCGGCGTGGATTTTCTATGACTTGTGCTTAAACCCTATCTATGGGCTAGGGCAGTTCGTAGACGCCTCCATGCTAGACCGTTACTCTTTGTACCAAATCGCTCAGTACTGCGATGTAATGGTTAGCGATGGTGCGGGCGGACTTGAGCCGCGCTTTACGTGCAATTGCTATATCCAGGCCCGTACAGACGCGTACAAGGTACTCCAAGACCTAGCCAGCATCTTTCGCGGTATGGCGTATTGGTCGGCGGGCTCGGTGGTGGCTACGGCAGACATGCCGGGAGACCCGGTGTATTTGTACACGGCGGCTAACGTCATTGGTGGACAGTTCAAGTACGTTGGTAGTTCGCTAAAGACTCGGTACACATGCGCCGTAGTGCAGTGGAACAACCCCGACAACGCCTATAAGCCGGAGCCGGAGTACGTTGAGGATAGAGACGGGATTGCGCGGTACGGGATTAACCGCGCACAGATTACCGCATTCGGTTGTACGTCCCGCGCGCAGGCTCAGCGTGTAGGCCAGTGGTCTATTCTTACCTCGCGCTATGAAACCAATATGGTTACGTTTAGCGTTGGCCTGGACGGTACTCTGTGCCAGCCTGGACAGATTATCGCGGTAGCTGATCCGGCCCGCGCGTCACAGCGGCGCGGCGGGCGCATTAAGTCCGCCTCTGATACGGCACACCTAACGCTGGATAAGATTGATCCGAACATGGCGGTAGGCGATACGCTGCGCGTGGTGTTGCCTCAGGGCGGTACATACGAGTCCTCAATCAGCGGCATCAATGGAAACACCGTATCGGTAAATCCCCCACTCTCTACCGTACCCGTGCCGGGTGCTGTGTGGGTTAGTGAAAGCTCTCAGGTTAGCGCCCAATTGTTCCGTGTGGTCTCCGTTGCGGAGAAAGAGGGAATCACCTTTGAGATTACCGCCTCTCAGCATGAGCCCGGTAAGTACGGTGCGATTGACAATGGCGCGGCTATCGATGTTAAGCCGATTACCGGGAACTCCTTTACTACTCAGGTCCCGCCTAGCGGTGTCACGCTGTCTCAGTACGTAGTGATTGACCAGGGCATAGCTAAAACCAATATGACGGTTGCCTGGCATCCCGCACCCAGCGCAGTAGCGTACACGGTCCAGTTTCAAAAGGACAACGGTACGTGGGTTGATGCAGGAACAACCGGCGGCACCTCTGTAGACGTACACAACATCTACACGGGTAGCTACCTGGCTCGTGTCAAAGCCACTAACGCTATGGGCGTGTCGTCTGTCTATGCAGTATCGACCACGACAAATCTAACGGGTAAGAACACGCCACCGCCTACGGTTGCTTCTCTGTCTGCTAGCTCGGACAAGATATTTGCAATCCAGGTTAATTGGGCGTTCCCTCCTGGTGCTGGAGACACGGCGTACACGGAGATTTACTACAGCCATACCAACGACTTTAATACGTCAACCCAACTGGGGCGGTATAGCTATCCGACTACCGTAACCAACCTGCTTGGTTTGGTGGCTGGGTATGATATGTACTTTTGGGCGCGACTGGTAGACACAACTGGGAACATCGGCCCTTGGTATCCAAGCGAGACGGGAGCCGGTGTACACGGTATGGCTTCGGCGGACGCTACGGCGATTCTCCAATACCTTACCGGCCAAATCACGGCTACCCAGCTATCACAGGGTTTGCTAGCGCCTATTCAGGCCATACCAGGCTTGCAGCAGGACGTAACTAAGAATGCTGCGGATATCACCACGGAGCAGCAAGCGAGGCTAAGCGGCGACTCTGCACTATCGAGCCGTATAGACCAAATCACGGCGCAAGTTGTTATCCCGGAAATGGCGGGTGACACGGGTAGCTATGCAGGCGATACCACGGTCTACGCGGGCGTGTGGTCGGAGACTTCGGCCCGTGCAGAAGCGGACCTAGCACTATCGCAGAAAGTGGACACCGTTACCGCGCAAATAAGCAACGCGGCTACTACGTTGCTGGCGGCTGTACAAACAGAGACGCAGGCGCGGACGGACGCAGATAGCGCTATGGCGTCCCAAATCACTACGGTACAGGCCCAAGCCAACGCTAACGCGGCAGCGGTGCAAACCGTGGCGCAATCCTACGCGGACCTTAACGGGCGAGTGTCAGCCTCTTACCAAATCAAGACGCAGATTACGACCAACGGGCGTACCTACATTGCGGGTATCGGTGTAGGCGTGGATAACACCAGCGGTACGGTTGAGTCCCAAGTCCTTGTCGCTGCTAGTCGGTTCGCAGTGCTTGACCCTAACGGCTCTGCTGTGTCGTCCCCGTTCGTAATTCAAGGCGGGCAAGTGTTCATGAATTCGGCCTTTATCGGTACTGGCTGGATTACCAACGCAATGATTGGTGGTGTCATTCAGTCCACGTCCGTAGGCGCTAACGGTCAACCCCGCTGGAGTCTAGATAAGAACGGAGTACTAACAATGAATGGAGCTAATGCGGGGAGCGGATACCTAACGATCAACGACAGCACTGTAATGGTCTATGACGGTAACGGCACGTTGCGCGTGCGTATGGGTATCTGGTAATGCAGGGGTTGCAAATATGGAACGCGTCCGGGGCTTTGCTCCTGGACTCGTCCGATAGATTGGGGCGCATCGTCGGTAGCGCGCCTGTGACCGGTACTAACGGTAGTGCTGCGGCGGACCTTAGTCAAGGCACGCCGTTTTATTCCTTCCAGCCAGACTTTCTATTCAAACACGTCAACCAAGTTACGCCGCCTCCTATGTTCACTATTAACGCAGGCGGTATTACGTGGGTGTATGACACGGACGGAGGAACTAATTATAGGTATCCGGTTACAGGTATAGTGTTCTTTGGGGTCTTTTAATGACAGCAGGCTTTCAGGCATTCAACACAAGTGGTATTTATCAGATTGACGGCACTACAGCTAACTACCAGCTAACCCAGGCATTAACTCAAGCCCTCGCGCAAACTAGCATTCCCACAACGTTTAACAACGTTGGTACACAGTTTAGCGTTACTTACTGGTACACAAAGTTTAGCTTTGTGGCTAATAGCCCTTTGTTTGCGTTTGTTGGGTCCGGTAACGTTATGGTAACTCCATGGCGGTTTACCAAGGTAGCGTCTAACACCTATACGGCCGAATTCATCGGCGCGTCCCCCTGCAACGTAACCTTGTACGTTTTCGATAATGTTGCACCGACCAATAACAGATTTGGTCTCCAGGTGTTCAACGCAGCAGGTACGTTAATAGCAGACGCGGCTAGCCCGTTCGCACGGATTATTGACGTTATTGAAGGTCAATATATGGGCGGCGTTGGGACCTATGGGTTTGACGCCACAGGTTCGACGTATCCGGGTGCGCAAACTCAGCAAAGGGCCTACGGTAGAAACGTTGCAATAGCTGGGTGTTTCCCCGCGCATTACATGCTCACCCAAGGCGGTGGTAGCGGTGACCCGACTTCTATGACTGGTATTGCAGTAAGCGGCGGTGTGGTTACGTGGGAGTTTCATGTATTCGCGGGCTCAGCCGGAGACCACTACGTAGGCTTTCACGAATCGTCTTATTACCGCTTTATGGTCTTGGACATGACAGGGATTATATAATGCCGATTCAACTAGATTACACAGTACCGTCTACGGGCGCGTCCGCTAGCTATCACGTAGCTAACGTAATAACGCTCAGTAAGGACGGGGATTATGGGCTGGTTACCGTAGCCTCTTACGTATCCAAGGATGCTAAGGACGCGGGTAAGCAGGCTCTTTATCAGCAGCAAATCCAGATTATGCAATTACCTACGGGTGACCCGTGGGAGTTCTACGAGGCGGCGTTAGTTGAGCTTAAACCTACTGACGGTTCGGCGGAACCTTTCCCGGTTCGCTACACGTTCGCGGGCGGTGCGCTCGTAGATTAATTTAGAGGATTAAATGAGCATTTTTAAAGACGCGGCAGACACCGCAGCAGCATCCGGCGCAAAGGTAGCCGCTACCGCCGTCCCGGCTGTGTACAGCCTTACCCAGCTACCTCTTAGCTCATACGCTGCGGCAATCTCTATTGTCCTGTCGTTGGTCTATTTCTGGGGAGCGCTTCCCCGCGCTGCACGTACAGCGGTTGCCCTTAAGCGAGGCTTGGTTAATAAGGATTGGGCTCTGTGGCGGAAGCTCGGAGACAAGCCCATGAAGGAGGATTGATGCTGGACACGTTGACCGAAAAGGTTTTGTCCGCCCTGCTGGGAGTAGTGATTCTGGCGGGAGCAGCCCTAGCAGTCTACGCAGGCTTCGAACACAACGCCGCACAGACGGCCCAGATTGCCCAGCTAAAGCAAGACAACGAAAGGGAGGCCGCCAACACAGCCGCCGCCCTCACCGCTGCTAGTGCCTTGGGTGCGGCCCTGGACGCGCACGGAGCCGCCCAGAGCGCAGCCGCCAAGAACCAAGCAGCCACTAACACCCGCCTAGCCTCTGCTGTGGCGGCCTCGCCTGCCCCTGCCTCTGTGGTTGTACCAGAGTCGTACTGGCAGGCCGTCTACGGGAGTCCTGATGCGAAATAGCCTCATTATGGTGGCCCTGCTGGCCGCCCTCGCCTGTATGTCTGGTTGCGCGACACAACCCCGGACGGTCGTCCAGGTGCTGTCTCCTCCGGACGCCTACCTACAGGACTGCGCACACGCGCCACGGCCCGCCGATAATACGGTTAATGGGGCTTTCCAAGGTATCGCCAATGAGCGTGCTGTGGTTGAAGGGTGCGACTGGGCAGACAAAGCAGCCCTCCGCGCCTGGAAGGCTAAGAACACCCAGGCGGCTACGCAGTGAGAAGCACCTATACCGTACAGCCATACGGCATGCGGGTAGTGTTCACCGACACAGTAAAGGAGTTCCACGCCCTTAGACACCACAAGGATTACTCCGCCAAGGACCTACACGGAGCTTTCGACTCCGGCAAGGTGGTTGATTGCGTGGTGGGTGTCTTTGACGGGAGGATACTTACGCTGGTCCACGAGGCCGTACACGCGGCTAGTGCCATTCTCAAGGCGTGCGGTATTGATCCCCAGTCTAATGAGGCGGAGCCTTTGGCGTACCTCGTAGACCACCTCACGGCGGTAGGAGCAAAGCGGCTAAAATTGAGGTAACGATTTGGCACACTGGGGCACTCGGTGTGCCGTTTGGGTGCCACGACTTTTAGCACACTAGCACATTTCCTTTGCAATCAAGTACTTAGATCGCTTTTACGTCCCGAACGACTGCATATAATACTTGGTTCTAGTGCTCCACGCCATTCCTTGCCTGGCGGGCGTTTGCGGCAGAAAGCCTTGCTGGCGTTGGGCTAGAAGCCTACAGGGACCTCCCTCTTAGTCCCTCGTTATCCCTAACAATCCCTTGTTCGCAGTGTGCCAGTGTGCTAAAAAGTGTGCCACGGACAAACGGGGAACACTGCACATGGGAACCATCACACCACGCACCAGCGCGGCAGGAAAGACAACGTACAAAGCCCAAGTACGCATTAGGCGAGGCGGGGTAATCATACACCAGGAGACACAGACCTTTGACCGGCGTACGGTCGCTCTGGCGTGGACTAAGAAGCGAGAGACGGAACTAGCTAAGCCTGGTGCGTTGGAGATTATCAAATCTGACGACCCGCCTCTAAGCCAGGTAATAAGACAGTACGTGGACGAGTCACAAAAGAATCTAACGCACAATAAGAAAACGTCTCTCTTATATCTCGCAAAGCAGGAGTTAACAAAACTCAAATGCTCTGAGATAACCAGTAACGTCCTTGTCCAGTTTGGTAGGGCTCTTGATGTTGAGCCCGTTACTACGTCCAGCTACTTCTCCCATCTTAAAGGAGTGTTCAAGGTAGCTAAACCGGCTTGGGGTTATCCTCTGGATAAAGCTGCATTTGTAGAGGCTTTGGACGTTTTATCTGAAATGGGCATTACGGGTACGTCTAATCATCGGGAACGCCGCCCCACGCTGGACGAATTAGGTAAGGTATTAGCGCACCTGAGAACTAAGCGCATGGAGAATCCGGACGTATTTGCTTACGATCTAATAGTGTTGTTCGCTATTTTCTCCACGCGTCGCAGGAGCGAGATACTACGCATGCGCTGGTCTGATATTGACGAGGCGGAATCCAGGCTAATGGTCTTTGACATGAAAGACCCGAAGAAAAAGATAGGAAATAATGTGTGGGTTGATTTAACCCCGGAGGCCGTTAGGATAGCGCGTGCAGTCCCAAGGATAGATGACGTATTAGTTTTCCCGTACTCGCCTTCTGCGGTTAGTGACGAGTTTAAGAAAGCGTGCGAGGCGGAAGGGGTTGAGGACTTACGTTTCCACGATATGCGACACGAGGGCGTAAGCCGTCTATTTGAACTGGGTAAGGATATACCCGCCGTGTCTATGATGTCAGGACACAAGACGTGGACGCACCTTAAACGGTACGCGCATATCCAGAAGTACGGAGATAAATACGCGGACTGGGAGTGGTTAGATATAGTCGCCCCACTCCCTCAGCCGCCATTAGGTTACCGGATGCCGCATAGCTGATTACGTTCCTTCACAGCCGCTGCCCTCTGGGTGTCTATGTAATCCGCGAGGTCTTGCACGTAGACTCCCCTAGCGGCTTTGCGGCTGTTCTCCGCTCGCACTACGGGTAGCGGAATATCCCCACGCGATATTTTCTCGGACAACTTATCTAGCTCTAAATGAGAGAAGTATTCGCGCCTTACTTCCTCAAGTGGTATCACGGCCCGCGCACCGAATTGGGCCATGAGAAGAAAAACAGTATTCAGTTACGTTACTCCGTTGGGTTAATGGAGTGACTGTACGCTGGCCCACACGTTGTGTCAATAAGTTTGTTGGCCTAGTACCCTGCTTCCTGCTGCTGGATTGCGGCGGCTAGACGGGCCTTGGACGCCTCCAGCGTGGCCGCGTGCTGAGGGTCCGGGTGCTTGTTATAGGACTCTTGATCGACGGCTAGGGATTGCCGCAGGTAGGAGACACGGGCGGCGGAGGACTGCGCTTGATACTCCCTCCTCAGACAATACTCTTTCATGCCTGGCGGACACGCAGCATGGGCGTATCCGTCTGCATCTATCGTCACGGCAGGAGCTTGTGCACGCGGTGTAGTCTGGGCACAAGAAGAAAGGCCCGCGACGAGTGCGCAGGCCAGAAGGGTTTTATACATTCGGCCTCCAGAAGGAAGCCGTAATACTAACGTGATTACTGGGCTGTAGCACCCTTGTAGCGCGCGGCAATGTCAGTGGCTACGGCAGTCGTCCGGAGGTTAAGCAAGTAGGTATCCGGGGTACGGCAATCCGCGCCCATGTGATCGGACGTGGAGAGCGTATTAGACAGCCCGCCTACCGTATACATAAGCGCAGAGTTACCCGCCTGGGTAATCGCAGAGTACAGCCCATACACAATGTCGCTCGTCGGGATACTCGCGCACGGCTGGATAGGCGCAACTACGAATACCTGCTTACCGCTAACGTGCGCACGGTTGACGAACACCGCCAGATCGTTGGCGAACTGACTAACGGCGGCCTGCTGGTTAGTATCCGTCCACGGCGTAACCATGTCGTCTAGCTGGAAATTGACAATGAGCCATTCGCTAGGGTCCTTGCCGAACTGGTCAGGAGTCGGAGGTAGCCCGTTGTTCTCGCCCATGACGATAGCGTGTAGCGTGGTCCCGTCCATAACTTGCGCTGTAACGTTCGCGGTGACACCCTGGGCGGCTAAGGCGTCCTGCAAGCTCTGCACAGTAGTTGCGGACGCATCGGAACTGGCGACAGGCGCGGAGGCCGTGGTGTCACTCGCAGCAGCCCGCATAACCGCAGCATGGGCGGTGGTTTGGCTACCTTGAAGCGGCAAGCCATAGAACGAGAGAGACAGCGTTTTAGCCGCAGGTTTGGCGGGTGTGTCTCCACCACCTCCACAACCGGCCAACAAAGAAGCAGCAATGATCGATGCGCCCAAAATCTTAAACATGTTTTGCCCTCAGTAGTTTTATCGTGCCACTCCGCTTTAACGGCGGAGAATCTTACAACTTGAATGCCCTACGGGCTATCCCACGGCACACCGTGGACGTACCCGCACCGACGAAATACAGCAGCAGTGCTGCTACCACCTTTTCCTCTGTCGTACCCGCTGCGTGAGCCGCAAGGGATAACGTCCAGCATCCCCTCAAGTACGCCGCGAATGATTCCGCAGCGCTCCACGTCGCCCGCTTCCCTCCTTGTTCCTCGTGAATCTTTCTTACTGCGTCCGCTATGTCTGCGTCGTAGGTGACGAGAGCAGCGGCGGCTAGTCGTGCGCTCATTTTGTGTCCCCGTGCGGCTAGTTGTGTCAGTGTCCTTGCTAGATTTGTTGACACTATTATATGCGTGCTGCGCGGGTTTACAACATATTTTTACTTCAGTTAGGGAGAGCATTTGCCTACCATCAACCGGGCCACCGTCGCCCGCCTGGCAGGGGCCGTAGGACTGGCTACCGCGCTTTTCATCGCCCCTTTCGAAGGGAACTCCAACAAGGTTTATGTAGACCCGGTAGGCCATAACGCCGTATGCGTAGGCCATGACTCCACGGGACCGGACGGGAAACCGCTAAAGCTGGGAGAGAGCTACACGGACGAGGTGTGTAGCTACCTGCTGGGACAGGACGTAGCAGCAGCACAGAAGGCCGTAACCGGATTGGTCCGTGTGCCTCTGTCAGAAGGGGAGACAATCGCGTACACCGACTTTGTATTTAATCTAGGTCGCGGTGCGTTCGCAGGTAGTACGCTTCTGCGAAAGCTCAACGCCGGAGACCATACCGGCGCATGTAAAGAACTTCCGCGATGGAACAAAGGGACGGTTAAGGGTAAGTCGGTCGTTCTGCCGGGTCTAGTGACTCGTCGCGCTGCGGAGCTAAAGGTATGTCTGGGTTAGTGTTGCTCTGTTCCGCCGTAACCCGTTCCCAATACTTCTTAGATTGCTTCTTGCTCAAAATAAGCATTTCGGCTTCGTAGTGTTTATTGTCCATAGTCGTCCAGTTAGAACCAGGCGTACACAGATTCACGCACCGCGTTAAGGTCTAGGTCCCCGTACTCCGGCAACGGCGGGAGCTTCGCCTTACCTTCATCCGAGAGCAACGCCGTAACGTCCTCTGTCCATTGCCGTAACAGGTCGGAGGACATAAGCGTAATAAATTGCTCTCGTGTGCTGTCGAACACTTCCCGGAACTGCGCGAACGGTGCGCCAAAGCTATCGTGAATCATCCAGAAATTACGGACACCTCTCGCGTACAAATCGTTGACCGTCATAGCCATATGCGCAGCGTCTACGCCGTGGACAAAGTTAGGCGATACTCCGGCCCGCTGAGCCTTCTTGTCTAGTGTGTCCCCGTCTACACGGAAGTCTCTCCGCTTGCGGACGGCCTGTACGTTCATGCGGGTCTCTATAACCACGGTCCTTTTGGTGTACCGGGCTTGCTCAACCTTGAGCCCTGCCGGAGTCGTCCAGCAAAGCGGGATTCCCTCCTCGGTCAACGCGTCAGACACCGCCTGTAGATACCCCATAGCGCGGAGCATCCCCGGAGCTACGTCCTCGAAACATTCATTGATTCGATTAGCGAGCCACATACACTCACGCTCCGGCGCACCTGTCTTAGCCTGTACCTGCTCTCCGAACGTGTACGCACCCGCGCTGTAGACCTTAGTCATGCTGGGAGCTTTGAGTAAGTCCCGGTCTAGCGTCTGCTCGGACCAATAAGTAAGGTGTTCAATCTCCTTACCGTCTGCCGTATCTACGCAGGCCCATAGACGGCGATCCAGCGCTCTCGCCATACGTCCATAGTAATCGTCTCCACGGGGTGCGGGGACCAGATTAACCATAACGCCAGCGGACTTATCCCGTGTCATACCGGCCAGCATTTGCACGCCGCTACAGCTACCGTCCAGCGCTCCAGCTAGACGACTGCGGAACCCGTCGCCCTCCTCTTGGTACGAGGCCCATTCAAAGCAGGCGGCCAGGAATTGCCAGGGCTTATCTACGGCTACAGGAACGGCCTTTCCCTTCTTAATCTTACGCAGTCCGAACCCTCCGGAAAGATGCCATGCCCGGTTAGTCAAAGGGTCCGCCGCAACCGCCATAATCTCTGCGCTATGAGCGTGCGTCCAAGCGGCTCGTTCGTCTGGGGTAAGGGTCTGGTACTCGTAGGAGCCTCCGGACTCTATGACGGCCTTCTCTGCGCCTGCCAAGTTGCACAGATGGATTGCCAGCGCTCTCCCTCCTTCCCTTCCCAGCGGCGTACCGTTCGCGAACTCCAGACAGCCCTTACACAGGTCCGCACCCTGAGGACTAATCAGGCTGGTAGCTGGATAGAATCGGCCCCGCCAATCGAGATTCCACGGGAAGTAAAACGCCTCCTCGTCCTCCAGCTCCGACATAGCCGCCAAGGTAAGTGCGCTGCGTATCGTCTTGGACCTCTGTACGCTCTCCGGTAGGTCGTGCCGTGCTTCTATGTACCGGCCCAGCACCATACCGCCTCGTAGCTCCTCTGCGTTCCGTGTGAAGTTGCGCGCAATCGCCAGCACCCGGCTATTAACTCGAAATGCTGTACCTTGCAGCGCGTTCAACGCGGAGGCAATCACAGCGGAACCAATAGGACGGTTCGCACCTCGCACCGCCTGGATACCTGCATGCAGATAACCGCCATGCGTTCCGGTAGCCGTCCAAGGGACCGGAGGCACGAGCATAGGGCGGCGTTCGGAGAAGTCCGCAGCGAGCCCACCGCCTAGCACCTCGTCCAAAAACTTACGCGTCAAGGTGTACGTGTTGGGTCTGCGAGTCTTAGACATTATTTTTAACTCGCCTTGCCGCTCCTCAATCCATCCTGTAGCCGCCTCGAAATGGTCCAGCAGGAGCAACGCCGCACGCTCGTAGCCTAGCTCTCCCTCCTTGAATCCGCCTCCGCCTGTGAGGTTACGCAATCGACCAGCAAGAGACCCCGCCAACACCTGTACGCTAAAGGGTCTATCCGGGTCCGCCATGCGGCCAGCGGCGGCTACTACAGCTTCCCACGTTGCGTTAGCCTGGTCCTCTACGGGGACTGCGTTAATCGGATTAAACTTACCGCCCTTGTGTTCAATCTTAGACACCTTCCGTGCTGTGCGCTTTGCAGTCTCCAGCGACGTACGGAAAGAATCCAGCCCAGTTTGTAGCGCGCCTATATTTAGGTTCGTTGCATGCTGGGCTATTTTTTGCTCTGTATCAATTCGGCGGCTACTCTCCGCCTCTCTGCAAAGTTGCCTAAGGACTAATGCGGAGTAACCTTCATCCTGCAATTGCTCTACGTGGCGACGTGCGAAAGGCCGCACCTCCGGGATAGCGCTAACCGTAGTAGCTATCTCTTGCTCACGCTTTGATTGATACTCTGCTATCGTCTGCATTAGTCCTTATGCGTTACATGTTATGCGTAAGCGAACTCATAGTAGTCCGACTCAAGCTCTTTAATTAGGTCGTGTAAATCAATTACCGGCAGATACTCCGCAGCCTCGTACACACGCTCCCGCGCTCTCCGAGTGTTGCCGGTCATTAGTGCGATTGCGATAAGGTCATAGAAGGCCCTCCGCGCACCAACGCGTATAACGTCCGCAGCGCTACTCACGGGTTGTACTTCCGGTATTCGCGCTCGCACTCCTCGTAGATACGCTGTGCTTTCTGCGCGGCCAGCTTGCGGCCCTCAGGTGAGGTGCTTTCTGTGCTGTCTACTACGGCCTGGTAAAGCTCGCTGCCGGGTGCGGCGATAGTGTCCCGGTAACGGATTCCCTGCTTCTTGCTCAATTAGTCGATACCATGTTGTTTGCGGATAAGCTCCGACAGGAACAGACCATTGCAATTAACGTGGTCGATATGCAGCAGGCCAGATTCTTCGTCCCGCGCTTCCAAGCCGTGAATAGCAATCTCATTCATATGGCGTTCCATCGCGGACCAGTACCGGTCGATACCTTCATCCACCTCCCGCCAGCTATGCGCAGCGTATTTAGCCGCTCCGAACGTAAGCACCTTGGCGATACCCGCCATAGCCCGTGCGCAGCCGAAGCGCAGCAGCGAGAAGCGAGACTTACCGCCGTCGAATTTCATTCCTCCCGCCTTTCGTGCCTCGTACTGCTTCATCGTCTCGCCTACCTTAAGGTCTGCGGGGAGTGCTTGTGCTTTACGCGCTGCCATACTTTCTCCTAAACTTTTTAACTTTCATGGCCTTCCGTGCTGCAAATCGTTCGCGGTCTATTGCGCCCTTTTCCTGCAACACTTCGATAAAGGCCGCTGTGTCTGCGGCCTCGTCTGTTAGGTTCTTTAAGCCCCAGTCACCACGGGCTTTCTTCATCGCAGCTTGGATAAATTCCCCGGCTTCCTCTGCCGCGTGGATTAGGAGCTTTCGCATTAAGAGACCAGTAGGTTTGCTTTGTGAGCCTTTGAATTAACGGTGAGCCGTCCGCGACTCCACGCACCGCACGACTGGCAGTGATAGCGCGGGTACTGCCCGACTTGAGTAAAGCGGAGACCCTTACGGCGCACGCTGTGGCTACCGCAGTGAGGACACTTAGGACCCTTACCCGGCTTGCTGTCGTAGTTCCCTACGTTCGGGTGTCCCTGCATCCACGGGCGCATAATCAAGTACAGTTCTTCTAGCGATACCACGTCCGCCACGTTGTACTCTTTCATTTCTGCCCATGCTTCCGGGTTACCCTTCAAGCATTCGCGCCACAACTCAAAGCCCGGAAATTTCGCGTGCTTGAGCTTCTTGGTAGTACAGAGCTTGTCTGTCATCCATTCGAGTTTGTTAGACGTAAAGCCGAAGTGCTTACGCGCTTCCAGCATCGTGTCCACAACTCGGAACGGAGACGGCGGGGGCATGCCTAGCAGAATGAAGCGTGCATTGATTTTCTTGCAGTCGAACCGCACGCCGTTTTGCGCTACCACAATGTCCGCACGGTCCAGCAGATGCCACAGCCGTTTAACTAGCCGTGTGTCGTCCTCTTTGTTACGCTGGCCGCTGGTGTCGTGATAGATAACCCGGTCGTCTCCTAACCATTTCGCGCAGAATGACAGGATGCACCACTCCTTAGCGATTTGATTAAGCCCTACGTTCTGCTTCCACAGGGACCACACGTAGCCCATTACCGGGCTTGTCTCGATATCCAGAGAGAGGATGCGGGGTTTCTTCATTTAGCGGCCTTATTAGCGGCTCGCTTCGCACGCGCGGCGGCATTACGTTTAAGCCGTGCGGCCTCTTTCTTCTCGTCTGGAGTCTTGTACGTGTGGTGCAATAGGTACGTGGGCTCGCGTTGGTACTTCTCGATATATGCGGCGCACTTTCGCAGCGTCTCAGGTACGCTAAGGTGCTTGCCCATTGCACGGGCCGCGTTCTCGATCTTGCCCAAGCGGGAATTAACCCAGCTAGGTAGGGTGCCTCGGTGCATCCCTGTGGTGTGGCAGTGGTCGGCTACCTTGTCGTCGCCCAGGATGTACCCGGTAATCGGACACCTACCGCCCTGCTCTGCTGCCTGAAGTTCGCGGAGGTCCGCTAGTTCAGACTGCTTGATTTTTACTAAGCTCATTAATCTCCATGGTTACCCGCTCCGCCAGCCGGTCAACGGCCTTGGATACGTGGGGACAGTTTGGGAATGCATCGGTGATATTCCGGATGCTCGCTTGTGCGTCCGTACGCAGCCACAGCAGGCCCGCTTGCTCTACTAAGGCATCTGCCCACCCTGTACCGTAATGGTCGGCGTAGGCGGTCTGTACGCGGTCGTATGCGTCCTCCACGCAGGTAGTCCCGGCTAGGTATTTCTCCGCCGTCTTGTCCGCACACTTCTTGCCGAACAAAAGAGGGATGCCGGGAATGTTGTCCGCACCGTCGCCCTGGAGTAGTTGCAGGTAGAACCACTTAAGGCCGTATTGCAGTCCGTCCGAACCCTGCACGTCATACGCACCCAGAGGGACCTCTACGCGCTCCCAGGTCGTCCAGTTGATATGGAGGCCAGGCAACATACGCATGTCCTTGTCGCGGGTGCTGATAGCGGCTAGGTAGTCTCCCGGCTTACGTGCGGCGTCGTATGCACAGAAGGCCATACCGTCGTCCGCCTCTCGTGTTACCCAGACCTTTGGGCGGAACTTGTTACCCTCGTAATGCTCCAGCACCTCCCGTAGGTACTGCCAGTTGCGAGGCTTGCGTCCTGAGCGCTGGCCTTGATACGGCTTAACGGTAGCGATAAAGAAGCGGTGAGCCTTGGTGCAGCCAGGGGCGGACAGGTGAAGGATTACGGACTCGCTACCCGTGCGTAGTCGGGTTTGCTCAATCCGGTTCATGGCGTTCTGTCGTGCGCGTCCCGGCTCACACTCGTCGTTACCCGCTGCGTAGTACGCTAGGTAATCTCCATCGTAGTGGAGGACGCGGCCCGGTACGGTGGCGGGAAACGTCCCCGGCCCAAACTGCGGAGCGGCTTCCGCCGCCCTCGCAATCTTTGCCTTAAGGCTGTCAAGGCTCAACCGATATTAGCCAGCGGGTCCGCTGCGGCCGCATTTTCCGGCGTGCTGTCCTCGTCGCGCTCCGGGTCCTCTGCGTCCGGAATCTCCGCCTCTTGTCCATTAGCTGCCACAGCGGCGGCCAGAGGGTGGTCCTTCCAGTTGACGGCGGCCATAATCTTGTTTTGGATTACGTTCTTGGACTTACCCGGAGTAACCACACCCGTCTTTTCGTCCTTGCGGTCGTCGTACTTACCCTCGATATAGATGCTGTTCCAGTCGTCCATGTCTGCAACGTCCCACATGAACGCCTTAATCTCGGTAGCCGCCTCCGGGACCGGGATATTTACAGGCTTGCCCGTAAGTGTGTCCTGTACGGTCGTGCCACGGATGCTGTAGCCGTTCCCTACGGGCTGAGTCTTGGGACCGCCCTTGAGCGTTGCGAACGTCTTTTTACCGTCCGCGCTTTTCTTGTGGAAAATGTCCAGAATGAACGCGTCACCCAGCAATTCCGCGATATGGGTAGCACCTCCCGCGTAATTCATCATTGCGAAAATCTTAGGGAAGTTCGCTTTTTCCGTGAAGGACAGCGACTCCTCCAGCGTAATGCGCTGTGGCTGTCCGTTAGCTAGCGGCGGGTGGTTCGGTCCCGACAACTCAAACACGAGTTGCGCCATGTTCGGCGTACTCTTGCGGCCCTCGTATTCCTTTTCGTGCTTGCCAATCTCGAAGTAGCCCACGAACCGCGCCCACGCCTGGCCTTTCTCCGGAGGCGTGTAGTCGCCACCGCCCGCCGTAACCTCGGTCATGTTCGGGCCGGTTGCTTTCGCTGCTGCTACCTTTGCTGCCAGTTTTTCTGCGAGTTTATTAACGCTCAATCGTAGTCCTTATTAGTGAATAGAAAAAGAAGGCGTGTAACCGCCCATGTACTGCTGCCGCAACTCAATGCGGAACTTGTCCGCTAGCTCGTTGAATCCTTCTCCAAACTTCTTTTCCTGCATCATGTTGTCACCGTGCACGGTGACGCTAGGAACCGGCACAGCTACCTTCCAGCCGAAATACCATTCCATGAAGTCAGACGCAGCGCACATACAGGCGTGCAGCAGAGCGCTAGACTCAAACATGACTGACTTGTGAGCGTCTTTGTACAACGCGTCGTGAACCTGATTAACCAGCAGCGCAAGGCCGCCAAAGTTCTTACGCGCATAGAAAGCACGGATAGCGAGCCACATAGCAGCCTTAGCCCACTCCCCGCCCGCACCCTGAATCTCATAGTTCGCGATTTCCGTAGGGCTGAATGACTGGGGCATACCTCCTTGCTTTATCAACCACTCAGGAGCGGGAGACTCCCGATAGCTGTACACCTTGTTATCAGGCGTAACACTGAAGCCCTTGCCAAGCTGGCACATAAGGCCCTTGACCTTTGGGTGAGGCTGGATATTCTGCGTCGGGCGGCGTGACTTCTTAATGCGCTCCTCTTTCGCCTTGTTGTACGCGGCCAGTTCTGGGTAGCGGGCCTCCTCTGCCTTGATTAGCTCCTTGACTTCCTCCAACGGGATACCGGTAGAATCGGAGATAGCCTGCGCACCAGCACCGTAGGCACGTTGGAAACTGAATTCCTTTGCACCCTTGCGCTTTTTCTCCCATTCGGGAATAGCTGGGATACCCTTCTCGTCGTCGCCCTTGCACTTAAGCAACGCCTCTTGATACGAAATGCCTTCCTTCTGGGACACACGTACACAGTGCATATCCAGGCCCGCTACCAAGTCCTCTATAAGCTGCTTACAGAGCGTCAAGTTAGCCTGTACATACACTTCAAGGGCCGTAAAGTCCGATTGAATTACCTGCCCATCGTCCCCGAACCGAGAGACAAAGACGGTTTTAATCTGCGATCCCTTAACTTCGCCAGTCTCGCTATTGACGCTCCCGCCACTCACGTTCTGGAGGTTCGGGTTAGAGGACGAGAAACGGGCCGTAACGGTGGACGTGTGGTTAATGCTGTGGTGGATAATGCTGTCAACACCCACCAGGGTAAGCATGCCCTTGTACTCACCCGTCTTTTCATCCAGCGTAATGTAGTACGTGGTGAGGTCCTTATTCATCTTAGCCACGTTGGCAAGAGTCTTAAGGAAAGGAATGTTACGCACGCCCAGCAGCGTAATAACTTCTTCGGCAACCGAATACAGGCCCTCCGTACTGCTGGCCCATTCCTCATTAGGCTCTGTGTATCCGGGGAACTCGTAGAAGTAATCCCGCATTGCAGATTTGGGCTTACTGAGGTCGTCTACCTTCTTCGTTACCGTCTTGTACTCGCCCGCGTTCTTGCCGCTCAAGTATCGTACGGGCTCCGGTTGATGGTCCAGCCTAAGCCAGTCGTCAACGGCCATAGTTTCGAACGTGGCCTTACCGTCAACCGTGGTAGGCTTGCCCTTCAGGTACAGGTGCTTTTCGTCTTTCTTTGTGTACGCCTGCTTGCCCTGCTCGTCCAGGATCGGTGTACGCTTTTCGTATTTCACCTTGCCACCAAAGATAAGCGGCGAGAGGTGATAACGATTCGACCAGTTAAAGTCGAAAGGCAAATCGTCCGGGAGGTAGGCGCGAAGCTCGGTAGTAATCTGCTCCAGCTTCTCCTTAAGTTCGGAGGCCAGCTTAAGCCCTAGCTCCTTGTCTACGTACATACCGTTGCGCTCCATCTCAACGGTACAAAGCAGGCTACCCATGTTAAGCAGGATCGATTTAACCTGGCCTGTCTTGCGCGCCTTGGCAAGTTGCCCCAGGAAAATCTTTTCCGTGTTCCCGATATCGCCTAACCCGCTCTCGTCTCCGCACAGGTAGCGCATGAGTAGGTCTTTATCAATGTCGGGAGTGTCTACGCCCGCTTCCCAGAGCGCTTTAACCTCGTCAATTTTGACGTTACCTCCGTAGGCGGGCACCATGTCATCCATGGAGAGCATGTGAGAATTTGGCTCCATGCCACGCAGCAAGTATTCTGCTAGCTGGCAGTCCCACACATTCCCGCCACGCGCTACGAACTCCATCCAAGCCTCAAGGTTCTGGGGCTCGCGTAGCGCATACAGCAAGTCAAACTTAATGTTCTGTCCGACAAGAAGCGACGTATCTTTAAGGAGCTTCGTGAACCAATCGAAGGGACGCGTACCGCGACCAAAATACTCACCGATTACGCCACCGTCTTTACGCTTCCAGCCGGAGCAAACTACAAAATTCTCAGGGAGGAATGGAGACGCCTTACGCTTCATGTAGGCTTTAATCGTGGTCTCCACGTCCCAAACGCAATAGCTCAAATAGCCCACTCTCCGTGTTCGTCAAACTGCACAAATCCGTAATCCGGATACTTAGCTTTCAACCGTGCTAGACGCTCGTCGGTCATACGCAAGGAACAACGAACCACGCGAGTCGTTACCGTGGTGTTGAACTCCTTAGCCCCGTACACCTGTTTTCCGTCCGTCCAAATCTGACTGATAGAATCAGGAAATTGCGCGATATGGGAGAGGTCGTGAGACACCCGGAGGATATTTACTCCCTTGCTCTGCGTCTCGTAGGCAGCAATGAGAGTGTTACTGTCTCCCTCGTAGGCGTTGACAGGTTCGTCCAGGCAGGCCCGCACAGGCTCGTTGTAGAACTCGGACAGGATTCGTACGGCTTGGTCGTCGCACGTCATAAAGTCCAAATCTTTTACCGGACGGCCAAAGTAGGTATCCCGTACTGCTCCACCCGTAAGAAGCAAATCATGGATATACGTACGAAGCTCACGGAGTATTTCCGCGTACTGCTCAAGGACCCGACTTACGGCAGGCCCTCGGAGGGTCATTACTTGCATGTACCTCCTAGCTCAGTGAATCGAAGAAGGAACGACGTGTACGCCGCGTCTGAATCCCACGCCTGCAAATTCCACGGCAACGCCTTAACACCATCAAACGACGACCACGCGATTGCATCCGTCTCCACAAGGTGCGGCAGTGGTGCTGGCATGAACTCCCGCCGCTCCGTCACCAACATACGGAGGTCTGCTTTCTTGATGGTCGGATGCAACGGAAATGGCAGACCGAAGCGTGCGCAAATAGCCTGCTCTACGCGCTGCTCGATAACCTTGTAGTCCGGGAGTAGCTGCTTAAGCGGGCTCGACACGTCACCCAAATACGCCTCCGCCGCGTCGTGCAGCAGACCTTGCAAGGCGTACTTTTCCGGCGCAACGTGCGACACGTACACACTGTGCTGAGCCACGCTATATGCTGCTGAGGTGTGGCCTGTGAATCGACAGATACGGGACAATGCGCGGGCTATGTCCTCAATATCAATCATGTCCGCTGTCGGTGCGCTAAAGTCGAAATAGCGGCCTGTGGCGGTTAGGATTTGCGGAGGGATCAAACGATTTTCCTTACGTAGTCGTCATAGGCCGCACTTGAGGTATGGCCTGTGCCTACGGGGTTTAAGTGTGGGTTGTGAGGAAGGTCTACCCGTGTGCAATACCACCGCCCAGCTATCCGCCTACATAGAGGCTTATTGGTCGTCCGCATGCCTGAACGATTTAAAGACTGGATGCCGTGGGGCTTCTTTGATGCCGTGGGCGAAGTACTTAAACGTAACCAAGCTCTCTACAATCTCGTGGCGACGCTCCCAAAAGTCCGCCCTTTGTGCTGCGGTGAATCCAGTACCAATCTGGAACTCAGTACCGTCCGGGTCGTCGGCCATACGTACGACAAGCGCACCCAACGTACCTTTACCTACGAGTCCTGCCTTAGCGGTAGAGCGCTCCGTGTTACCCAATGCGTCCCGTTTAGCCTCGTTGGCGTTGTGCATTTCTTCCACGTAGCCAACTACCACCGCCTCAGCGTCTACAAAGCGCTTGACCTTAACTAACCCGCCCTCGCGTTCCGTGGAGCGTCCGTACTTGTATATGCCTTGCGGGCTGCGAATCATTAAGCCCTCGTAGCCTTGCTCCAGGAATTGCGCCTCCAGCGTCGCTAGCTCCTCTGCGTTGGTGACAAGGTGCTGGGGAACCAACTTCGTTCGCTCAACGGGAAACACTCCGGTAGTCGGACCTACCCACTCCTCCAAACGCCCGGAGCGCTGCTCAAACGGAATGCCCTCCGAGTCCGCGTCAATCAAATCGAATGCATGAAACGTAAAATCAGGCTCGTCCTTCTTAGACATGACGGCCATACTGTTTTGCATTGCGTTGGGGTCGGTTTGTGAGCCTACGATAAGCTCCCCGTCAACACCCTCCAGTACCTCCCCGTTGCTGCGCGCCCACTCTTGCACAAACGGGTTAGGAATAGGCTTTAGGCTCCGGCTATACGCGACACCGCCAAACACCACGCAGCGGATACCGTCAATCTTTGGCGAGGCCCACACAGGGAACTTGATAAGCTCCGGCTTGGTGAGCGTCGCGGCAAGATTGGGTTTAAATCCGCTGGGAATCAATGGAACAGCCCTGCAAGCTGGATACCCATAACGCAAGTGAGCATCCCCAGAATCACGACGCCCAACGCAAGAGCCGCCGCCATGCATCCGTCTATAATTTTGTCAATCATTAGCGGCGGCCTCCACGGAACGCGCCGAACGACGAACTACGCGACCATCCGGTAGGGCTGCTCCGGGACGGTGCGCTATAGCTGTACGAGGTACGCGGGGTGACGTACGGCGGGCGCGTAACGTTGGTGTAGCTCTTGTTAATCACGGTCGTATTCCGTGTGACTCCACCCGCGCCTCCGCCGCTCATAAGGTGGCCCATGAGCATCCCGGTAAAGAACCCATCGTGAGACGCAGGAGCGGCCTGCACGACCGTTACCGGGGCTTGGGGTACGGCGTTCATAACGGGCGGCTGTGGAGGCTGTACGTAGGCCACAGGGGCAGTCTGCACAGGACCCGAACACGCCGCGACGAGCAACACCAACGCCACACCGATTGCAGCCCCGATAACGATTACTTTTTTATTCATCCTTGTCCCTCAGTTTGTTAATCATTTCCCAAATAAGGAATCCTGTTCCGCCTACCATGAAGGGCAGTTCAAGGGCCATTAGCCCTAGCTGCACCGACTCCCAGAACGCGGACACTACGCAAGGCACAGATACTCACGGACGCGCCGGAAGTACTCCGCCCAGGCTTCCAGCATCGGACCGAATCGACCAGGAATCTCCCAGTAGTCGGACGGGTGTACATACTGCGTGCGTACCTTGTAGGTAGCGGGCTGTCCGGGGATCGGATAACCGAACACGGGGTACAGCGTCTCCACTTCCGAATAGTCCTCACCGTCCTTAACTACACGGACCAAGGTCCCATAGCGCAGCCAATGAGTAGGCCCACCGTGTACACCGTCCCCGTCTTTCTTTTGCGTCTTGATAATCCCGTATGGCACTATCGAATCTCCGAAGGCATTAATAGGCGTCCTCGCTCGCCGTCAAAAATGACTTCCGCGTGAGGGGACTCTGGCTGGCCTGGCAAGTTGAGCTTGCTTTTTGCTACGCTAATAAATCGGCTATTGACGTAAGCCGGGTCTTGGCTGTATCCCGTAAAAATGATTGCATCGCACGCACCCTGCTTACCCGTCTTGCTATCCTTCAGCATGTGGTCTAACGGGAACTGGCAGTACTCCTTAGTGCCTCCCTCGGCGGATATCTGAGAGGTGGAGATAATCGGGCAGTCGTACTTAACGCCCAACTCCCGCGCCCACTGGTACATAGCCTCTAGCGTCTGGTCCGTGCGACGGTCTACGCTGGTGGTGTCTCCCTTAAACTTAATGTTGTCCACCATGTCAAAGACGACAAGACCCGGAGGGATGCGCCGTAGAATCTCCTCAACCTCATAACTCCAAAAGTTGTGGATATTCATAACGCGGATACGATTTGAGCCGCCTGTAACGCGGGCGTACTCGTCCTTAAGAGTCCCGTCTATGGACATGCGGATTAGGTCTGCGTCCGTCGCATATAGAGCGCTCTGGTATGCACGTCTGACAATGCGCTTACCCGGTCCCTCGTTATTCATCCACACCACGTACCGCCCGTGGTTCTCTCCGTAGTACTCCTCAAATTGAGGGGCCATAAAAGTAACTTCGGAGAGGAGGCCAGTAGTCTTACCCTTGCCCGGCCGTCCTGCCCAGATAATTGCATCGCCACCGCGAAGCGGGCGGCATGTCTGGTTGAGACAATCTAGACGGAACCGTAGACCCTTGTTGCCCTTGTCGTCCTCAAGGATCGAATCAATATCGTCCATGACTTCGGGAATCAGGACCTTTCGCGTCGTCTGCTGAGTGAAGCGGTCAAACTCCGCTCGCAGGGATACGTATAGGTCTTGCTCCTCGCCCTGCTGCCAGCGCGTAAGTACGTCCGTGAATCGGCTAGCCGCCTCCGCTTCCACCAGTCGCCCCATTAGCCCAGCCTCTAGAGAGGGCTCACAGTCGTTCAGCAACGCGGGCTTAAGCAACTCCTCAAAGAGCGCTAATTTCTCCGGTTTGACTGTAGGGTGTTGGAACGACTTGAACCAGAACATGAACGGCTCAAACTCGATCCTATTCACTTCTGGGAACTCTTTATAGAACGCGCCGAAGTCGTCAATAAAGATGCGGGAAAGGTCCTCTAATGCGACCTTGGGGACGGCCTTGTAGACTTTCTCGTACCTGTCTCGATACTTAAGAAGCTGGAGTAGAGTTACCTCTATGCTCAATCAGCCTCCGCGTAGCTGCACACTGGCGCGTCAAAAGACCGCGCGCATTCGCAATCCTCTTGGCAAAACTTAGGACGTTCCGTGGCCGCAATCCGGTCAACGTCTACTGACTCGCTGTAATAGCCGTTAGACGAGCCCAGAAAGCGCACGTCCACGTAGCCCTTGCGCGTCGCGAACTTATAGAACGTCCAAGTTCCAGACTCGCTAACATCGTCTCTCGCATCGGCGGTGCTTTCCTCTGCGCGCAGCAGCGGTTCTCCTTCCAGGTCCGACAGGTCTCCCACAATCGATTCGATATAGACGCACTCGCAGCAGTCTTGATAGTGCCAGAAACGGTAGCCGCTTCCGTCCGGTTTAAGAAAGTGTAGTTCGTCGTCTCCACTCTTAATTACCGAAGAAAACACTTGACCTACCATTTCGTTAATCAGTGATTTAACGTCCACTCAATTTCCTCTCTGCTCAATAGCTTGGGGTCTTTCGTTGATAAGATGCTGCGAGCCGTAACGCCATATGCCCGTAGCTTCTTGATAATCTCTACCGCTGCGGTCTGCCCTGCTTTATCAGGGTCCAGCCAAACGCACACGGGCTTACCTGCTCGGATTACCTCCGCCGCTGTGTGGTAATTAAGATCGGTCCCAAGGATGGACCACCCGGCCACGCCCGCACGGCTCACCTTGTAGGCGCTAAGCATGTCCTCAGTTAGAACCACCATAGGGCCGTCCCCGTACCGCACAATCAACCGTGCTTTGTCTACACTGGGGTTAAGGTACTTGCGGGGATTGGACTTATCGAGCGTGCGCGCCTGCCAATACACAGGCACACCCGTAGCACTGTCGTACACGGGCATTACCACGCGCTGTAATTTCGGGTTCCAGTAGAATCCCAGGGCCGCTATCTCTGCGTTAGATATACCCGCTTTGTACAACCACACACGAGCGTCCAGAGGCCACGTACTGGGCTCTTTGTTCGCGGGCATGGGTAGACTTGGGTCGTCTCTTACTACCCGCTCTGCGTCCCGCATACGAGCGAGGCGGGCTATCTTTGCTGCTGGGCTTTCTGCTGGGCGTGGAATAAAGCGCTTGTATCCGCATCGGTGACAGTAGGCGCCCCATCCGTCCCGCTTGTGGTTGATGTGGAGACAGTCGCCCTCTCCGCAGTCGTGGGGTATTTTGCGTGAACCGCCCTCACGAAGTGATTGGGCGTGCTGTAACCATTCTGCCGATTCCAGCACGCGTACTCCTTTACTTACGTTTCATGGCCTTCCGGATAACCCGCTCCAGGGATTCCGTAGCAGCTACGCCACCCGCTCCCAGGAACGCCAGGACGAGCCCAATAACCAGCAGACCGACACCGATAGCGAAGCCGATCCACAGAGGCATAGTCACCAACCACCACGACCACGTAGCCACAATCCCGATACCTGCCAGCTTCAGCACGAACAGGATTAGGAATACAACGGTGAGCAAGCTCAAAGCGTTACGCCGTGCTTTGCTGCTTCCTCCTTCACGAACAATTGAACCTCTCGTACCTTGGCGTCCGCCTCTGCAATCTCCTTGCATGCGAACGTGTACAGGTCCAGTGCGCGCGTCTTGGCTTCCTGAGCCAGCGACACCTCCGCCTTAGCCTTGTCCTCCAGCTTCGAGAGGTTAGCTACGTGGGCGTCGATAAGACGAGCGCGCACCTTGAGAGCAACACCACGAAGCGACGCGAACGCGGCGAGAATTGCAGCAGTAATTTTGTGCATGGTTATTCCTTGTTGGGTTCGATAGAAGTAATGCAGACAATCGAGGTGTACGGGTAAAAGTGCGTGGTATCTCCTCGCCAAACGCGGAAGCCACCGTTAGCAAACGACACGTCCCAGGTATGATCGAACGTGAATTTCTGCCCGCGCACCGTCTCTACAATGTGGCTTTTCCTCACTCGATATTAGCCAGCGGGTCCGCCGCCGCGCCGCCGATCAAACCGACTTGCGAAGCCGTAAGCGGTGCGTCTGCTTCCTGTGCTGCCTCACCCACGGCGGTAATCGCGCCAATGTCGATCACATGCACGTCAAGGTCTGCACCCTCGCCCACCAGTACCTTAACTTTCTTGCCCTTGTCCGTCTCGTAGACAGCAGCGACGACGCCCGTGTACGTCTTGCGGGTTTCGCCACGACCGAACGGGTACGTAACAATGTCGTCCTTTGCGAGGTTAGCGACGAGTGCAGCGGCCTTAACTGCTGCCTTCAATTCCGCCAGCTTGGCCGTGTCTGCGGTAATGCGTGCTTCCAATGCTGCGATTTGTTCTTGCGGGGTCTTTGCCATGTGTAGTCCTAAATGTATAAAGGTTCAAAACGAGAGAATTACGGGTACGACGAGAAACAGGAAAATCGATGCTGCGACGCTCACTAGCGCACGCACGAAATAGTTGGAGCGGAGTGGTAATCGTTCGAGCCTCGCCCAACGTAGCAAACAGAGCCGTTGTCAACAAACTTTGTCACCGCTACTCCTTGTAGCGTCGTGCCAAGGTACTCTCCTAAGTCAGGAGAATCGGCCTTTGCATTGCTTGAGCATCCCGCAATTACTCCACCGACAAACGCAAGCGCGCACAGTGCGTAGAGGAACCTCACGCGGCCTCCACGGTAATGCTTGCCTTGATCTTGCCCAGCGACTCGACACGGATAAGCTCAAACTCACCCGTAACGCCGTTATCGCGCAGCCAATCACCAGCCGCTACAGGGCTGTCGAATTCCGTATCAAGGAGCTTGCCGCGTTCCAGCATGCGGACCTTGCCGACAGGTGCGGAGGCGGCCACTTCCTCCAAAGCATCGCGCAGATACCACCAGGGGCGGCGGTCCCCTTCCACGAACACCTTATAACGGCCATTGCTAGTGTCCTGTACAACGCCCTCCTTGCCAACGCAGTTATCCATGTTGGAGTTCCAGTAATAACCCGCTCCAAGCGCCTTACGCGCAATGAGGACCTTTTGACCAGGCTTAAATTCTTTGCTCATACTTCCTCCACATTTCGATACGTTGATTTTCGATCTTGGAACCTGCTTTGAATCCTTCTTCGTACCCGTCGCCCTTACCCACTTTGTACGCACTACTAATGGCGTAGAACAAAATAGCGCAGACGAGTACCGCTATTACTGCCGTGTGCATGCTCGCTCCTTAACAGCAAGGGTCCGTGATTACCGGGAATCCCTCTTTGGTGAAAAGGATGTTTCCTGCGTGGAGGTCGGGACTACCCTCCGTCGATTGCCACACAAGTTCTAATGTCTCGTACAGAGCCTTGCGCTCCGGAGTCCAACGCTCCTCTATGCGGTGTTCCCACTCCCGTGCTTCGCTACACTGGGGCAAATCCAGAGCCCGCGCAGCAGTTCTATCCTCGGTAAGTGCGTCCAGCACTGCGACGAAGAAACCACCGCCCATGTAATCCATTTGGTAATCACGCAGGAAGTAGACGGACGGCACACCGTGTAGGTGCTGGTTACGTTGGGACCATGCGAGGTACTTAAAGCACGCGTCAGCACGGTTTTTACCCAGCTTGACGACGATTCCCGGAAAGTTGTCGTTCGCGAAGGCGTACGAGTACGCACCTGAACCCAGCAAATACCACCCTGTGGCCTCCGTGAAGGCGTGGCCCAAGTAGTACGGGTGCTTCTTAAGCTCACGGTCGTACGCGTCCTCCGCTGTTACAAACATTGGATCAGTACCGCGCGTCTTATTGGTAGAACTCCAATGCTCTACCATCCTAGTATTCCATTCGGACTTTCCGTGAAGTTCTTTGTAGTCCATGTGCGTGTTGTAAAGCTCCGCACGGGCATAGCCGAATTGCTGGATTACGCGTGCAAAACTTTCACCGACACGCACCGCGCGGCTGCGTTCGATAGCCGTACGGTACTTACGTGCGTCACCTGCCAAAGTGTTGTAATGCAAGTTGCGGGCGGGACGACAACTAGGCTTCCACTCCGACACCCACGGGTCCTGTCCCCAGTCACCATATGCTTGCGGATACATTTCGCACCCGTACCTGTCCCACACCATGAGGCGCACGCCGTATACATCGTCTAGCCGCCACTGCGCACGCAGGGAATCGTACTGCGCAGACGGGTCAACACCCGCAGGCCGTTCCAAATCCATACGGAGATTGTCCAAGCGGCCCACTTTCGCGCCGCCGATAAGAAGCTCGTCCGCGTACATCTTGAAGCTACGCCCGATCTGTAGCTTAGGGAGGTTCTGCCACCCCGCAAACACACGTTTTTCTAACGCGGCCCAATCGACCTCGCCCGGTTTATTGCAGCGCTGCTCCGGAGTCGGTGTAACAGCGAGCTTGACGCCCATTCCACGTAACAATTGGCGGCGGTTCTTTTGCGCTTCGTAGCGCTTGCCAGCGATCCCAGCGATGCCCGTCAATTTGAATTGTGCTCGTTGCTTCATGGTAGGTAACCTTTGCGTGGGCGCGGTGCGCCTCTATCAATACTTGTCTTTGGTTCATAGATTGTCCGGTTAAGGCCGTGTGCGTTATCGGCTGCGGACAGTCAACAATGCGCACGGCCCTGGAGTCCGTGCATTGAGTTAGACGAGGCGGGCTCGTGCTTGAATCGAGAACATGCCTTGCTGCTGGCGCTTGAGAAGGCCCGCGTTAAACACGCGCTTTGCTTCCGGGTGAGCGTTGAGAAACTGGCCCACGGTGTGATTGCGACCATGCTCGTTAAAGTCGCGCTTCTCTTGCTGCGGTTGCTGCTTGTTCATTAGTAGTTGTCCTTACTATCTAGGGTTAGAAAGTGCGCCGCTAGGCGATTTGTTAGGCTTGCGCCACAGTGGGGTTATCTCGTACGAAGTCGTGCAAGTCCTTTGCTTCCTTGAGGCCGCAACCAAGGACCTCGCGGGCTCGCTTGATCCAAGGAACAGGACTACTCCAGCCGGGTCCCGGCGTACCAATGTCCCGGTTGATCCCGCGAATATCCGCGCCATACACACGGACTCCAGAGTACGTACGGGCAGCAACCAGGAGGTCAGTCGGTGTACGAGTCTCCCGCACAGCGGCTTGCACAAACAGCGCGTTAAACAGTTGCTCTGCGGCGGCCTCTCCATCGTGTTGCTGGAGTAGCGCAATCGCACGGATGAACGTAGCGTTAAATTTCATTTCTTCGGCTCCAAACAAAAGCCCGCTCAGCGGCGGGCAAATTTACCTACACGAAACGTACGGACGGATTTATAGATTGATCCGTAGTTATCCTAATAAATCAGACGAAAGCAGGTGCAGTAGCCTCCGCGAGCGAGCTAACCCCAAGCAGTCGCATTACCGATTGCAGAGCGCTTGGCTCGTCCCTCGTTCGACCTTTATAGGCTACTTCCATACGAACGCTTCCAATCGAGTCACACTCATGGAGACGTGCGCTTTTGATTTTGAAGTCCTGCCCCGCCACTACTGAGATAACACGGACTAGCGTGTTATCAGGTCTCCCGTCCTCACGGGACAGATTTACGCACATGCTCCGAATCATTGTTCCTCAGTCTCTCAAGTTCTACAGCGGTTGAACAAGGAGACTCACTTGGAATCCTCCTTGACTAACCGTAGTTAGTGCTGGGCCATCGTCGTTCGTCTAGGCGCACCCTTCCATGCACTTGATTTGCATGTTTAAGTACGGCTATCAGAAGTCCTAACTAGCTTCCCAGCCTCGCATTGGTTTCCCTCGGCATACTCCCCTTGGGACTGCTCTCCGCGACTCCGACTCTTTATCCTGTTCTCGCCTTGTTCCCAAGGACTTACACGCCAGGCTAGTAGGCCGTAACTATCTCGCTTCCAACTCAACTACCTAGGCTACCCAGAACGTCTTTTTCTACTTGCTTGCCCCGTGGGCTACGCTTTCGTCTGTTTCGTTCTGTGCTGCCATGGGTTGAACTGTACGCTGGCCCACTTTCTGTGTCAAGAACTTTGTTCACTGGCCCCCTTAGGGCTGTCCACAGGAAATTTCTACCGGAGTAAAGATAGTAAGCGGATACATGTAAGCAATATGTTACAAATACGAGTTTAAAAGAGTGCTTATTCTTGCCATGGGCCTGACAAAGTTCTTGACACAATAGCGCAGGCCCCATACCATCACACGCACACGCATTACTTATAAAGACAAATACTCATGGCATCGATTAGCCAGCGCGGCGACAAGTGGAGAGCAAAGGTACGTAAGGCCGGAGCAGCCCCACAATCAAAATCATTCGACACGCGCGAAGAAGCCGAACAATGGGCCGCTAACCTAGAAGCTCACATAGAGTCCGGTAAGCCGCTGGAGCGTGAAGCAGCGGACCTAACATCAATCGCTGAAGTGGTCCAGATATATTGGGACACAGTAGGACCCACCGACGATAACGAGCTGGAGCTTATTGCCCTCAAGGTCGCACCGTTCGCGGACCTCATGGCGTCCGAACTGTCAGCAGAGGACATTACCGCCTGGCAACCAGAGCGGACAAAGGTAATGGACGTACTGGAGGAAGTGCTGGAGAAAGCCCGCGCCGACTTCGGTATTAACCTGCCTGATAATCCCGTACGTGCTGCGTATGCTAAGCCGCAAGTAATGCGTATTCGTCGCCTGGCATCGTACGAGGAACCACAGTTAATAGAAGAAGCTAACCGCACTCGTGGTGGATACCTCACGGATTCTATTATCCTTGACTTGGAGACCGGATTATCTCAGTCTGAATTGGTTAATCTCGACTGGTCCAACATTCATTTAGACCGGAGTGAACTGGTAGTACGTGGACGTTCTGGCGACAGGATTATCCCATTAACCGACAAGGCTAAAAGTGTATTAGTCTCGC